ACAACTAGGGTGCCTAGGTTTTTCATGCCCCAACGGCGACCGCACAGTTCAACAAAGCGTTCGGTGCCTTTCATGCGATGATCAGCGGTCTTGTCGTATCCGGTGTATTTCATGGGGCTGGTGGGTCCTTTGGCTTGTCCTTCAACCCATTACCTGCTAATAGGCCTATCAAACCACCAGAAAGTGTCAGAAGCATGCTTGAAAGGATGTTTATTTGCTGAGCGTCTAGCTCGGCCATTTTTTCAGGCTGCGAAACAAATAGCAGTCCGTAGAGAATTGTGAACACTGAACCTACGAATGAGAGCGTGAGGCCCACAGCAACAATCATGACGATTCGTGCTTTGATTTCTTCGTTACTAAGTCGGTTGTCCGGTTTCATTCGCACTTTGCCCCCAGGTCGTTTTCGACTTGTCCCAATACGGTTACTGCGCTCAATGCCTTGTTGCGCTGACGTTCGCAGTTGACCCTTGTTCGATCCGAGCAACTAGCAAGGCATATTGCAAGCAAACCAATGATTGCAACGCGTCTCATGCCTGGCGATATCCATAGACACGAACACCACAAGTGATGTTGCCAGTATTGCCAACCAAACTAAATCCGTTGTATGACGTTGAATCATTGAGTAAGCCGGCAAAGTTGACATTGTAGAGATTAGTTGCACCGTCAATGCGTGCAGCTGTACCCCAACAAGTAGTTGGTGAGCTTGCAAATGGATACATGATGTCAAAACTCATTGACACAAATGATCCGGCAGAACTGTTTGCATATGACGGAAAGATGGCTGATGAACCTGTTATGGAAACGCCAGTGATGGCACCGCCGTTGACTTCGGATCGTTGGGTGGCGTAGTTGCTGCCGGCGGTGTCGGTGCCACTTGCAGAAAAACGCAATATCAAGTTGTTGGCGGTTGAGTGTGTCAAGTTGGTGACTTCGACGCGGTAGGCGTCGTATGTGGAACTAAAACAAGATGCAATATTCAGCCTGTTTTGTGCTGATGCTGCGCCGGCGGTGATGTACACCAGACCACCGTTGTTGAGGTAGGTGTTGACGTCACCGCTGGTGAGTACTTCGCTGGTAAAAGTCTTGATGGCCATAACTAGGCAGTGTACAAGAGTACGTCGGGGCCGTTGAGCGATGAGTAGTCAAGACGGAATGCTGACCCCCAACGATCTGAGCCGTTTAGATATGTTTGCCACAGTCCAGGTTGTACTTCATGACGGATTCGGTTCAATTGCAAACTTTGGCTGATGACGTTGCCGGTTGGTGGCGCAACATTGACATCGATGCGTTCAAGTAGTTCTAAGCCCAAAGTGCTAGCCCAGTTGGCGTCAGGTGAAATGACAACTTCAAAATCATCAAACCTTGCAAACACGTATTGGCCAAGACCAACAAGAATATTGCCAACAAGTGATGCTTGGCTGGTTGTTGCCATGTAAGCATTCCAAGATTGCGCAGCTTGACCATAGGTCGAGGTCGAGACTGATCCAGTTACCTTTGTGACGCCGCCACCGGTCATGTCAACATTGATGATGTTGCGCATTGAGTCGCCGTCGTATTGCAAAGACACATTTTGACCTAACCCTAAACCACCACTGCCGTAGGTTGCTTGACTGGTAAAAGATTTCGCTTGCGTAAATTGCGTATATGTGGCGGTCTGTGTCAATACACCAGTTTTGTTGACATAAAGCGGTCCGCCTTCGGTGTTTGCAGTTATTTGCAATTCAGGGCCGGCGTATGGTGCGTTGTCGGTTATTTCGGCTATGTATTGGGTGCCGTTTGCGCTGACGAGGCTGGTGCTGAATGGGGTTTCGGCAATGATGCGCGACACGCGTGCAGCTGTTGTTTCGTAGAAAGATGCTTGCGAATATTTGATGATGTTTTGAATAACTGCCTGCGTAGGGTTTGTGCCAGTGAATACAAGTATTTGCTGAATCGGGCCTTGCGAAACAGTTACAAAGTCAGCACTGGTAGCAAGGACAAGTCCTAAAGCTGTGGTTTTAGTGCCTGTGACATCTACGCCATTGACATAAATAACGGCTGTTTTGGTTGTGCCATTCCATGCCGCTGCAAAGTGGTACGCCTCAGATTGGTTCAACTGTGCCGTCGTGGTGGTGTACGAATAAGTCGCCTGGTCAGTGAATGAGTCCACGCTAAAGGTGAACTTGCCTGAAGCAAAATTGACAACCCACGCAAAGTTAGAAGCTTGTCCTGTAATGATGCCAGCAGCGTTACTTTCAGGGACACACCAGAACGCCACAGTGAAGTTGGCGTTAGCAGTGAAAGCGACAGGTCGAGATGCAATGCCAGGGTCGTTGGTGGCAATATAGCCAACACCTGTTGAGGACGCGCCAGCCAATGAGCCATTTACCAAACCTTCAGCCAATTGACTGCCAGGTGCAGCGTTGGTCTGATAGGTCAAGTTTATTGGCGTGGAGCCAATGTCTGTAAGTGCGCCAGTTTGAAACTGAATAATTGGGTCATCACAAGGCAGATAGTGACGTGGCGACTGACTAAGAATGTACGAGCGTGACCAGTCGGCAGGCAACTGCACTTGTGCAAGCAATTGCATACAGTCATAGCAAGACAATGTGACGGTCGAGTCACCGCCGGCGTCTGTCCATGTTGGTGGCCATCCGTCAATGAATCCGCGAAACACGGAATAGGTGACGCTGGCGTAGGTGGCTTCTATTTTGATTTGCCGGCGTGGCAGTAGTTTGCCGTAGTAGGTGCCTGATGTGTAGAAAGGGTCATATAGGCGCGCACGGTTGTTGAGTACGACGGTGGCTGATCCGCTGAAATTGTCCCAATCGCCGCCCCTGCCACGGTCAATGGACATTGATCGAACACTGGTTGTGATTTCTGTCCAGGTTGGCGACAGCACATAGGGGCCGTCGTCGAATGCGACATATACCTTGGGTTGTGGGTAGGCCATTACGGCATCGCCAGTGTGTTGCCGGTACGACGCTGGTATGCGCTTAATACGTCTGCTACTTGTTTGCCGATTGCTACTGGATCACCGACGCCAGTGTTGACGGTGATGGATGGCACGCCTACGTCTTTGTAGTTGGATGGGTTTGCAACTGTTGGTGCGCGACCATAATTACCTACTTGGGTGCTTCGGCTCATGCTGAAATAGTCAAGGTTTGCCATTTCTGCAAATGGATTGCCAGGCACAGCAAGGTTTCCTAGTTTGATCAGTAGGTTGCCGGCGTCAATGATTGCGTTGCCCATAAGGATAAAAGCGTTTGCTATTGCGGATGTGAAGTCAAGCACGGCTGCTTTAATATATGCAAAATCGTTTTTGTCGCGTAGCAAACCAAATAATGCTGTGAGGTTCAAAAGAACCAGGCCAAGTGCAGCTGCAAGTGTGCCTAGACCTGCTGCGCCCACACCGGCTGAGATGGTGCCCAGACCGCCTACGGCGGTGCTGATTGCTGAAAGTGTTGACGCAATGCCTGAGATAAATGCAAGCCCTTTGAAAGCCACACCTAGCGTGACAATGGCAGCTGCAAAGTCAAGCGTGGCACCTGTGGCACCGTCTGCTTCGCGGTACCAGTTGAATATTTCACCGCTGGTCTCTTTGAGTGTTTTGGCTAAACCTTGTTTGCCAACCGAGTCAACAAACTTTTGAATGACAGGCAAAATGCGAGACTGAATGAATGAAACCATTTTTTCAAAAATGGGCAAAAGTGCGTAGCCAATTGACTCTTTGGTTTCATTGATAGCCACCTTGAGACGGTCCATACGGCCCTGAAACGTGTTGGCTGCGGTAGTAGCACTACCCGCATAAGTTTTGCCCAATGCTTGCAAAATCTCATCAAGGCTCTTGTGCTGTTTGACCATGTTTTTGACTTCGGGTGACAGACGCGCCAGTGCGCCCATGTTGCCGCCTAGGGCCTTAGAAATACTGTCGGTCACTTGGCTTAAGCTTTTCCCACTGCCCTTAGAGATGTCGAGCGACAATGCAAGCAATTTCTGTGCTTTGGTGATGTCCTTAGTACCCCTGACCAACTTGGACAAACTCGGCCTAAGTTCGTCATCCGCGACACCGTTAGCCAAAGACATTTGCAAAATAAAATCTTCAGTGGCTTTCACCTGGGCATCAGTCGCCTTTGTGGTGACTTTCAACTGGCGTGCAAGCAACGCAGCCGATTTCTGATCTTCAGCAGCAGCCATCGCAAAATTTGCGCCGGCAACGGCCAGACCACCCAAAGCAACACCGACAGGCAACAAAGCGTTTTTGAGCGATGTGCCTACCTTGGTGCCTGCCTTGCCAATTTCAGCAAATGCCTTTTCGGCTTTTTTGATTCCTTTGTTGTCGAAATCAGAAATGATTGGAATATTGATTGCCATTATTGCAACGCTCTCGATCTATTGATTTTGGCGGCCACGGTGCGCACCAGGTCTTCAATTGCTGCAACCACCTGTGGCAGGTGACGATCAGCTGATGGCCACATCACACGTGATGGCTGACCTGCCTTGGCTGCAAGGTTTGCATTGAACCTGTCGCCTTTGGGATTGCGCCTTGCTGATCCAGCGACTTCAATAATTGATGCAGCTGCGTTTCGTTGGGTGATTTTGATGACCGACTGGTTTTTCTTGGCTGTCGATACTTTCACGCTGATGCCACGACGTGCCGCTGACTGCGAATAGGGGAATAGTTGGCGGCCACGTTGTGACCAGTTGCGCGACATGCCAGATAGGTATTTGTCGG